CGCGAGAGGGACATCTCGCCGTCGCATAGTGACACTCATAATACGGCCTCCGAGCCTACGGTCCACGCACGATCCAGTCCGCGCCCGATCCAACTGGAGACGTCGCCGCGATTCCCACAAAGGAACGGCGGCATGCTCAGCAATGGGATCTGGCTGTTCGCCATCTTAATGGTCTCGAGGCTGGCCTTGGCCTGCCCGAGCAGGAATGGCGATATCTGCCCGCCACTCGCCACGACGATCCTGCACGCCAGGTTGTTCACCACCGCGTCGAGGTACTCAGGAGGCAGGTCCAGTGCATCATTCAGCGCCGCATAGACCGGCAGCGACGCCTTGACGACGATGTGCATTTCATACGTTGCGGCCGGCGGGACAGGCCAGAAGTACATGCGCCCGATAGGAAATGAGCTGTCGTAGAACACCGCTGAGGGGATCGACTTCAGATCCTTGATCGTGATGCCGGCCCAGTCCTCCTTCGCCTCGATTATGGCAAGAGGGATGTCTACCAGGTTGGGCGTGGGCAGCGCCGGTCGCGCGCCCAGGGGGAACGGCAACGCCTCTTCCAGCATTGCTCCATGATTGCCGAACCCTGGACCAAGTCTGACCCAGGCCGCGTGTATCTTATCGGGCCGCGCGACATTGAAATCCTGCCGTGGCCCTATCGTGTAATAATTGGCTCCGGTGGAGACGACCGCTGCCTCCTGCTCATTCCATATGAGCCATCGCCTGCGCTGCCACTGCGCGAGCATCATCACCAGCAGCGCGAAAGCGTCGTACACGTCCTTGCTGCCGTCCGCCACGCTCTGCGTGTCGCTAATGCGGCCTGCCATGCGCAGTGCCAGGAAGATGGCCTGCTGGACGGTCTCCGGGACGCCAGGATAGAGCGGCGCGACCTGCTGCTGATTGATGGAATTGAACGCATCGAGCGCGGAGACCGCGAGCTTAACGTCGAGATCGACGGCCGGCAGCGCGTATATCTGCCGTAGCCTGACCGCCATGCTGGTGAGCAGCACATGCTCATAGGGCGTCCAGAACGGCACGTCTGTCGTCATATCCGGGAACGTCGGCACCGTGATGCGGTTGGCCTTATTCACCCGCTCAAGGTTGATCTCGTTGATCCAGGCGTTAAGGATCGTGAAGGCATCGGCGGTGTCGGCAGGCAGCGGCACCTGGCCGACGCCGGTCACGCCGGCATTACGCAGCGACAGGGACACGATGTTATTGGCGATGGTCATGTGGTCACCGACTGCAACTCGGTATCGGATAGCGCACGCGGCCAGTAGCGCACCCGGCGCATGTAACCGCTTATTGCCGTACTAATCGACCAGGGGTCATTCCCCAGTGATAGTCGCACGGTCGCCGGCATCGGCGTCGTAGTCAGCACACCGACTGCGACGGCTCCGCTGTTATTGCAAACGGCCAGGCGTGTTGTGGTAAAGCTGCAACACGTCTTATTCAGATTGGCCCCAACGACGGCAACTGCGCCATTAACAGTTGTGCCCCCCGTGAGATTGTATGCAGTTCCCAACTGTGTCCCATTAAGAATGGCATACATCGAGTTGCCGAATACTCCGTCACTGAAGCCGCCAATAGCTCCGACAGCCTCCTGAACGCCCCTTACCTCGAACATCAACGACAGTGCGGTTGGGCTGAACCAGGTGCCTACCGGGATGTAGCACACCTCTAATGCCCGCGTGACCGCCGCCCCCGCCGTTGGGATGTAGCTGGTGGGGAAGGTGCCTGCTTCGAGTTGCGCATTTAGCGCCGAGCCAGTTACCGTCAGTGTGAGCGTGCCAGCGGTTGGTGTGAATGTCTGCGACACACGCTGCGGAAACGCGCCGGCGCCAACCAACGCGCCCGACGCTGTGCCGCTCTTGGTGACTGTGCCGGTGCCGTAGAACGACAGTGTATAAGCCTGTGCCGTGACTGCGACCGATTGCGTGTTCAGCGTTGCGGTATTCAGTAACGAGTTCGTCCGCGACTCCTCGATCAGTAGTCCATTCAGTGCATGCGTTACTGGATCGTAGTCGAAGCGTGGCGTATCACCGCTCACCGTCCGCATCACGCCGCTGCTGTCAAAATATGTCGCGGTGCTGCCGCGTCCGAACGTAAGCCGCGGGTCAAGCGTCGGGCCGGAGAACACGATATCGAGCGTCGGCCCCTGCACCGCCGCCCATGCGGCACCAGTCCAGTTGAACATGGCGACGCCATCGAGCACGCCATAGGGCGTTGCCACGCCAGGCCCGGCCTGACCCGCCGGTTGCCATGCGGATCCGTCCCAGTTGAAGGCCGCAACACCCCGCAGCGCGCCGCTCGGTGTCGAGGGAGTGGGCTGTCCGCCCGCTGGCGTCCAGGCCGACCCTGACCAGGTATAAACCGCGACGCCATCGAGCACGCCGGTTGGCGTTGCGACCCCCGGTCCGGCCCACCCTGATGGCTGCCAGGCAGCACCGTTCCAGTTGAACGGCGCAACGCCGCGCAGCACCCCCGTAGGGGTGCCCACGCCAGGCCCTGCGCGGCCGGACGGCTGCCAGGCGCTGCCATCCCAGGAGAAGGCGGCAACGCCCTGTAGCACGCCCCTGGGCGTCGGCACGCCCATGGTTGGGTCTGAGACTGCCATGGGCTACGCCGAGAGGATGCCGAACCAGAGGCCGGGGCCGGGAGACACGAACACCTCCTTGGCAGCGGCCGCCATGCTCACACCCGTCGCCGCCGCAATGCCGTTGATGGTGTCCGACGTGCCGACCGCGGCGAACACCTGCATGGCAGCCGCGCCGCTGTTCACCACCACCATTTCCTGACCGCCCACAGCTGGCGGCAGGGACACACTATCGGCGGCGGTGGCACAGGTGCCGATGTGGTTGATGGCCGCGGTCAGTGGCAGCGCCGCCGCCCGCGTGCCGCCAGCATGCGCGACAAGGCCGGAAGCGAACGACATGCCGCCGCCGCCGGTTAGCAGGCCAGGGTCGAACAGTTGTGGCCCTCGATCGTATGGCATGTGCGTGGTCTCCTTACTCGATGTGTTTCCAGGTGCGTCTGTGGCGTATGCCAGAGACGTATTGCACGGAAATTCCGTAGCGCCTGGCAAGATCGACGCCGCGTTCTTCGCTTGTGCGGATTGCACGCACGATCTCTGGCGTTATCCGATCACTTACCCCCATTCTCGGTCCGATACGCGGCGCCCTCACGCCCTTCTCATCCCCGAGATGTGGCCATGAATGGCGCGCTTTTAGGCTGCTGATAGTATTGCGTGAAACTTTATAATCTTCCGCAATTCTGCTGTGCGTGCGCGGATCAGCAAGAATCGCCTTGGCGTCTGCCTCCGTGAGGATGGCTCTATAATGGTTCTCACCTTCGGGTGTGCGATGGCGTCCTTTGGCCATCTTGTCATCCATATTCTCGGCCATTGTTCCAAGGAACAGATGATCGGGATTGACGCAGGCCCGCACGTCGCAAGTGTGGCAGACATTCAGCAATGACGGGATCGGACCGTGATAGCGTGCGAAACTGTAGCGATGCGCTCTCGCCTGCAGTACTCCATCGACCCGGCCATTGAACATGCCGTAGCCGTCCTTGTCCTTGCCGCCATTCCATAGCCAGCAGGTGTCGGTTTTATTGATCTTGGTAGCGAAACGCTCATCATAGGAAAGGCGCCTCCAAAGCCACGGCATCATCTTGGATGCCACTGGCGAGCCATATTTTTGGTTGCGACGCATATGATTGATGCAAAGGCCGAGAGAGACTGGCGGCTCGTCGCAGCCCTTGACGCAACATTCTGTCCAAAGGTCGTCTTGGTTTCCCGACACGGTATCCATGCTCCTGTGAAAGCATGGACACCGTATCATACTCAGTCGTCATTAACAACATATACGACATTATGTGTGTGGGATAATACCGTATGTTTAGCCTTGCAATTTCAGCTAGTTAGCTACCAGGCGGCACGCTAATTGTGGCCGCATCGCAACGGCTCCCCATAGGACATCAATCCTAATCGGCATGGTGTCGTCGGAAATACTATATTGACGCACGGCCCTCATGGAGATACCATCCTTTACCACCCGTGATGCCATATCGACACCTCCGGGCATTATGAGATCAGCTGTTGCGAATGTGAAAGCATCCGGTGCATACGCGAGGCTCAACCCTGTCGCCGCGCTGGCCGTATTGGCGAACGTGATCGCCGAGGAGGCGCCCGGCGAGTTGGAGACGTTCTGCTGTGGCCCGGTTGGGGTGATCGCGGGCGCGATCGACCAGTTGCCGGCACCGGCGCCAGCCGCGGCGGTCAGCACGAACTGCTGCAGGATGCCGCTGTTCACCTTGGTCTCGGGATGCACGCGGAACACCCCGGCGATGGTGAACACGTCGCCTGCGTTACCGGTGCCGGTGCCGGTGATGACGGCGAGCGTGCTGCCGGTCTGCCCGGTGGCGGTGCTGGTCGTGTAGCCGGCCTGTGCGCCGCGGGTCTGCGTGGTTAGATGCGTGTTCTCTGCCCACTCAAAGCCAGCCGCGAGGCCCATCACGCCGTCAGTGTATTGCCGTGAAATCTGCGTGCTCTGCTGGAACAAGCCCTTTAGGCTGTCCACCAGGTCCACGTTGTCCTGCGTGTTGATACGCAGTTGCCATTGCTTGGATTGTGGCGTGAGGTTGTCGAGCAGCAGCTTGCGGGATTGCAGCACGGTCTTAAACGTCTGTGCGGCCCCAGCGGTGCCGACCTGGTTCCACACGCTCGGCCACATCATGCCGACGAAGGTGGCCTCGATCTGGGCTGCGAGCACCGCGATCGCCGGCTCGATGTAGCGGGCCGAGAAGTCGTCGATGGACAGCGTGAGTTCGGCGCTGCTGAACGAGAAGTCTACGTGATACTGGTTGGTGATCGGTAGCGACACCATGGTTTCCACGGTGTTCTGCAGCGAGAGCGCCGGGGTGGTGGAGACGGTGTATTGCACCGGCAGGCGGATGCGGAGTGTGCTGCCGATCTTGGCGCCGGTGTTGGCGAACGAATCATCGTACTGACGATTCACCGAGCCGAGGATGTTGCACTTTTGGTGGAGGATCGCCAGCGCCTTGGCGGTAATCATATTGATTGTGAGTAACGTATTGGTAGCGGCCATAACAGCCTCCACTAACAGAGTTTGAGGGGAGGCGCCCGCTCAGGGAGCCAGGCGCCGGTTCAAACCGCTGTCGCAGTGAAGGAAAGCCGCGCAGACACACGGGTTATGCACGATGCGCGGTGTTAGCCCATCCGCTACGGGTGAGAGACGTCACGCGGTGTTGACCGATCCGCTACCGGTTAGGCGTAGGCTATTCTTCGGCCTTCTGATCGCGCCGAAGGAAGCGTCTGGCGAACTCCTCCTCGCTCGGGAAAAGCTCCTCGCCAGTGAACGTAAATATTGACGGCAGTGGCGCTGGTGACGGTCGCAACCACCGCCATAACCGCCGGAACCATGCGATCACCGCCGCTGCTGCCGATCGAGGTTCTGCTGCATGTAGCGGTCAGCAAGTTGGTCGGCAGTTGCGGTGTATTCGTTGAACTGCGGCGAGGCGCGTCCGGTCACCGGCCGAATGGGTGCCGGTGCCCGCGTCACCTGCGGCGTGGCCGCGCGTGCTGGCGTCGCGGTATCACTGTCGACCGTCGCGGCGTACTTGCCGAGCGCCACGGCACGAGCCCGCTCGCTGCGCAGATTGGCGATGCGCTGCACCTCGGCAGGGTCGCCCGCCAACGCCGCGGCCACCTTCACGCCGTCCGGCATCTCGACCAGCAGCGCCGCCATACCGGCATCGGCGCCCATCGCCACGAGATCGTCGCAGCGTTGCTTCCAATCGCCATAGGCTG